GAAAATATGGATACATTAACACACTCACAAGTATTGAAGAATAACCTTACACAGCAACAGGTAGAAATTGAACAACAGATAACTGTGCTTGAAGGACAACTTCAGAGACAAAAAGAATACCTAGCTAAGATAGAAGGTGGACTTGACGTAATTGATGAGTTAGCAAAAGGCGGATAGAATGATATGGGTGATAGACGACTTTTACCCTAACCCAGACGAAATTAGGGCAAGAGCCTTGAAGTTAAACTTTCAGGAAGGAATAGACAGACAGACGAAAAAACGTAACTTTCCTGGCTGGCGTAACTTACGAGGAAGGGAAAGTCAGAAAGAAGTTGAGTGGCATAGTAACCACGTATTCCTTAGAAACAAACTACAATCAATAGTTGGGGAACGAGTTAATAAATTCCATAGAAGCCACCAGGCCTTTAACTTAGGCTTTGCTGAGAAAAATAATAGGTTTAGTTGGGTACATTCAGATGCTTCCCAATTACCAGATGAAGGCGGTACTATGTACGCCCTAGTTATTTACTTAAATCCAAACCCTGTTCCTCGGAGTGGAACTATATTATTTGAACACGATGGTTCAGTATACGATATACAAAAGAAGAATAGAGTACCAAGTAAATATTATCCTGCAATTCAAGGTAATTATTGGGATACTCCACTAGCGCTTGATCCTGCATGGAAACCCCATACAGTAGTCAGTAATCGTTACAATCGTTGTATTATGTATGAAGCAAGTATGCTACACGCTCCCGAAGATGCAGGTTTCGGAGACACCTTTGAGACTGCTCGATTAACACAAATAGGATTTTGGTATGGCGAAAGCAGATAAGATAGAGTACAAATTTAACGAAGATGTAGTATTGACAGCCTTAGGGCAGTACATAGATACAACTTATGACCAGCACTACGCTAGTGGAAAGATTCAGGCAACTGAGTTCATATTCGATAGTGATCACGGTGAAGGTTTTTGTATTGGGAATATAATGAAATATGCCCAGAGATATGGTAAGAAGGAAGGGCATAACCCTGCTGACTTACTTAAAGTTATTCATTATGCCATCATGCTTTACGGCAAGAAACACACACGAGTACTAGATGGAGAAGAATACGGCTCACCAGTCGACTCTACCCCTTATAGTCATAATAGAGAAATATAATGGCAACAGTTAAAAAGAAATCTCATGAGAATTTAACAGATGAGAACATTAGGAAAGTAATTGAGTTACTAAGTGACGAAACTCCTATAACAAAGAAGGAAGCTTGCGAGATTCTGAATATAAGGTATAACACGACCCGACTTCAGAAAATCATAGATGAGCATACTGATGTTTGGGAATTTAGAGAGAAACGTAGAAGCCAGAATAGAGGCAAAGGCGCAACAAGAGATGAGATTAAGTCTGTAATCGAGATGTACTTAGGTGGTGAAAACATATCTGAGATATCTACTAGATTATACAGGTCTAATGCATTTGTAAAAGCTATCGTAGAAAGAGTTGGTATACCATCAAAGTTACCAGCAGGCTTTAGTAGAACAGCAGATATCATGTTGCCCGAAGAGTGCGTAAGTGATTCCTTTGAGGAAGGAGAAAAGGTGTGGAGTGCAAGAGACAATGGAATTGCTATCGTTCAACGAGAGCATACCCTGGCGTATCAAGCTACTAAACCTGGACTCAACGCTTGCGACTATGAAGAAAAGTATGGAGCTAAAGGATATCAATTATATGTTCTAACTCCTTGTGATACTTCAAAGACTTTATTCCCTTGGCTAGATGGAACGAAAATGGGGCATAACTCCTTTTCCGTCGCCTACGATATCGGGAGTTTAAAGCACTTGGAGCAATATGGAGTTAACATCTAGCAACGTTTTTATGGCAATGTGGGTCACCACATGGATACTAGCGCAATACAGAATTTGGTATCCCAGCATGGCGGTACTACAAAGAATGGAGCCTCACAATAACACTATAAGGTGGTGGCCAGCAGCTTGGTTAATATTTGGAGCAGGTAGTTTTATTACTGCTCCCATAATGATATTCCCAGTCTTGTCCGACCGATATAGGGATAACTTTGTACGAATTTACGTGCAACAATTATTACAGGAGCAAGAATGAGAGCTATTATACTAGCAGCATTAAAGATGAAATATCAAGGCGTCATTGCAGAATGTGCCGCGAATATTGAAATTTATATGCGAAATCCCATAGGGATTGGGGAACACCCAGAAATATTGGAATCTATTGATGTACAGCTAGAAAAGCTGGCAGCGGCACAAGAAAAACTTGATGCCCTTGGACAATTTAAAAGCTAATGAACGACTACGGACCTGACCACAAAATTACCGAGTGCAACCTTAAGCTAATAGCATTGCTAGATAAGTTAATTAAAATAGATACTAGAGATCCTTCGAGGCTACCTTACTTGGTAGACGATGCAAAGGCTTTAGCTCGGGAGTTAAGACTTGAAACAAAGTATTTGCATAGAAGTAGATGACTGTACTATTGGAGTCGTTAGAAATCCTTACGAAAGGGTTATAACGCTCTACCGAGGAAGTTGGGATTGGATTGGCTTAGAAGATTGGGTAAAACGTACGAATATACAGTTGCAGAGTGATATCTATAAAGACTGTCACGCTGTTGTATGCTTAGAGACGTGGGAAGCAGACTTCAAAGCGTTAGGTATAACCCCTGACAAAAAGAGTATGGAATTGCTCTACAAAAAGTATTCCACCGACTATAAGAGATGGTATGGCACTAACCTGCTGAATATTATTAGCCCTATAGTTCAGCAAGACCTTGACACCTACGGGTATAGGTTTTAAAAAATAGTTCTTGACATCGCACTACATTTCCTCTATAATATACTTATAAATTGGAAAAAGAAGTGTATGAGCGATAGATTTTACAATCAGATGTTAGATGCTACGGGCTGGTGCCCTGGCTACAAAAATACACAGACTTTGGAAGAATACGAGAAGAAGTTTGGCAAACAAAATAAACGGAGACGAAAAATGGCTTGGACAGATGAAGCAAAAGCTCAGGCAGTAGAGATGTATACTGCAGAAGAACCTACACCAGAAAACAGTATGGAAATAGTTAGTGGAATAGCGACCGAATTAGGTGAGAGCCCAAATGGTGTCAGAATGATACTAACAAAAGCTGGTGTTTATGTTAAGAAAACTCCTGCGGCTAAAGCTACGAAAAGTGGTGGAAGTACAGGTGGTGGCAGAGTTTCTGTTGCCGACGCTCAGCAAGCGTGTTCAGATGCTATATCAGATGCTGGTATGGAAGCTGACGCTGCTATCATAAGTAAGTTGACAGGTAAGGCTGCAAACTACTTCGCTGAGTTAATTAACAAAGTAAATACAGCAGGTTAACTTTAGATAGAGATACCGCTAGGTAGCATTAGTTACCTAGCGTATTTTTGTATCTGTAGAAACAACCTCACAGTTTTAGGAATGGGACTCTTGGTAGAATACAATTATAACCCAAAAGGAACTCATGAAGATAGATGAATTTATCCAGCAAGTCGACAAGTGCGGCGATGCGATAATAACATACAGGAGCCAGAACAGTCGTAGACTAAAGTATAACGTCTGTACCCTTGACTTTGACAACAAATATATACAATCTAAGAGGAATCGAGCAAAACCAACCACAGGACAGGTCTTACTGTTTTGTTGGGATACCGATTCATACAGATTATTAACCCCAGGAAATGTGACCTCTATAGTTCCCTTATCAGCGATACTCAAAAATGATAGAACTACATGAAGCACCAGCTCTCTATGAGAAGCTGATACATTATAACGAGGCTAAACACGAGAAGGTATACCTCAGCATAAACACATTCAGAGAAGTGGAGTACTTATCAATCAGAAAATACTACCTAGACTTTGACGAAACGTGGAAGCCTACTAGGGAAGGAGTTAGCATGGTGCTTGACTTTGAGAATAGTAGAGCATTGTTTGAAGGGTTAGTTGAAATATTATCACTCTCCGAAGTAAAGGGAATACTAGAGACTTACTTTAAAGTAACACTCGATGACCTCTACTCGTAGACCAGTACACTTCTATGGCGACAGCCATATGCAAGGGTACGAAGCCGACCACGACCGAATTCTCGGGCGTAACACATACCGCGAAAAACAAGATTTAATTCACCAATTTGGCTTGCATGGAGCTATAGTCATGTGGAACAAGAAAATGGCTAGAGCTACTAATCAGTCTGTAATACACTTTGTTAACCGCAGATTGCCAGAAAGCTATCCCTTCCTACTATTCCCTAAGTCAAGATTAAACGCATTCCCTGCTGTAAGCTACGATTACTTGTACTTACGTTTAATACAGGACTACCACAAAGGACTACTTACTAACTACGATAGAGTATTTATAGCGGTATGTAGACCCACACGGACATATAGATTAGACGAGATGGGTAACTTTGACTACAGATACGAAGACTTAGATGGCAACTCCAGTCAGATGACAGACATACAGTACGCCTGTACCTGGGCATTAGGTGTAAGGGGTATCATGGACTTCCTAGACAAAAAAAGAATAGAGTACACCTTTATAAATCACTTCGATATGTTCGATAGAAGTATAAAAGACATTCATAATATTACTATCCCCAAAGCTGCACTATATAATAGCATGTGTCTAGAAACGTATGAAGAAGTAGAGAGCAAAGCAATTCCTAAAGGACTGCATGACTTTGGCGATTATAATGGTTTCTACCACAGAAACGAGACAGGTCATAAAGAATTTGCAGCATATCTTAAAAAGTACTTGACATAGCCTCAAAAACTTAGTATAATAGTCGTAATGAATATTTTTATACTAGACGAAAACATAGACGCGTGTGCAGAAGCACATGTAGACAAGCACATAGTTAAGATGCCGCTAGAAGCTGCACAGATGCTATGTACAACACATTGGATTACAAAATATGTGGGATACGCACCCCAAAAACTTACATCAGACGAGTGGGCTAAAGTCTCTACTCAGAAGCAAAATGAGCCAAGGGATTTCCCCTACCTGCCTACTATGTATAATCACCCTTGTAGCATCTGGGCTCGTACCAGTCTTGATAATTATGAATGGCTTTACGTATACAGCCTTGCCCTCGGAGAAGAATATACCTACCGTTACGGCAAGACACATAAAAGCTTGTCCGAGGTCATACTTAAATTACCAGACATCGAGCTACCACGCACCGGGCTCACACCTTTTGCCACCGCTATGCCCGATGAACTCAAAGGAGATAATGTTGTCGAAGCCTATAGAAGATTCTACCACAAAGACAAAGCAACCTTTGCCGAGTGGAAGTACAGAGACAAACCCTACTGGTGGGACGAAGACGAAGCCAGTTACGAGTCTAGAATAACAAGATAGGAAGATTGGCTGAGTGGTCTAAAGCGCTCCCCTGCTAAGGGAGTATGGGGTTCACCCCCATCGAAGGTTCGAATCCTTCATCTTCCGCCAACTGAAATGCCCCGTTCGTCTAAAGGTTAGGACACTAGGTTTTCATCCTAGTAATAGGAGTTCAAGTCTCCTGCGGGGTACCAAATTTAATGGTCTGTTAATATAATGGTTATTATGCGGGATTGTCTATCCTGATATAAGGGTTCGATTCCCTTACAGACCGCCATGGTGAGTATAGCTCAATGGTAGAGCCCTGGCTTGTGGAGCCAGTGGTTGTGGGTT